CATCAAGAGACGTCTTCCAACGTCCCTTCTTGGCCGTTTAGTAGGTCTTCCCCCCATTGCTCGAAAGCGCAAGGGGGAGTCCCATCGGCGTATCGTCGATACCCATACAGCTGTCTGGCAGGCTGTATGGGCTGGTTTCGTTGCTAGTGGTTTTTCTCAACAACATGGCTGCTGGGTGGTGCGTCGCTGGGTAACCAGCGCGGGCCCTCGAGGTACTGACTGGATATGTGGCAGGGTGAAAGACCTGTGTGTATCCCTCCGTGATATTGCACTCACGGATCGCGAAGTCCCGTACGTCGAGGGTGTCCCCCGGAGCATCCAGAGATGGCTTCGTTCTTTGACCTTGTCTGACACCCGTCGCATTCTTGCTTTCACAAGATGCGCTCGGGCGTTGCCAAAGGCAAGTAAAAAGACCATCTCTAGAGGCTTGTACAGCCATGCCATAAATCTTTCGAAACCGACACCGTGTCCTCTTGAGGTCCAAGAGGCAATCGAAGAGTCGGTCGCTACACGGTTCCGAAAGTCGTTGAGAAATCGTACTTGGAAACACCCACCTAACAGCAAGAACGCGGTTAGGGAGAGCCCTGGTTCGAAGGGGGGTTACGACGAGTATCTGCGTACACTGGTGTCCGCAGACCTCCATGGCGACCTTTATCGGGTCGAGATGGAGAGGCGTATCCTCGAAGCGTCTAGGCGTTGCCGCCCCTTCCCAGGGAAGGACTCTCTCCTGAACCGACTGCTCAAGATTGTTCGCGCGGGACCCTTTGATGAGAGTAAGTACCCCGAAGTGTTGCAAGGTTATGGAACCTTGTTGTCGATGGAACGCTTCGGAACTCTCGGAGGGTCTTACGACAACGTGCCAGTGCACGTCGCGACTCCAATCAGCGAGCAGGGCTGTAAGGTGCGTGTCATTACCGTCCCTCCTGCCAGTATTTTCACAGCAGGTGACCTTGCGAGAAAAGCCGTGTTCCCTCGTCTTAGACGGGAAGACAGGCGCGTTGTGGATTTCTCTACACGACGAGCCGACGAGCGGCGTGTTCGCGGTTTCTCGGGTCACCTGAGGGGTGATCAGCACTATTTTAGCGCTGATTTGACGAAGGCAACTGATGGTTTCTCTCATGATGCAATCAAGGCCGTTCTCCGCGGTCTTGGCAAGGCGGGTCTCCCTGACCTGTACCTTGAAGCTGCTGCCCAATCCCTTGGAGTTGGGGAGCAGAAGCATTATGTGAGATACCACCAGGGGTCTTTCACCCAGGAAGATTGGCAGGAGTTGTGCAAACTTGATGGAATAATCCATGAGGAGGTTGGGAAGGAGAGTTGTGTAAGGGTCCCTATGGAGAGGGGAAGTCTCATGGGCACGCCCATGTCCTTCACGATTCTTTCCCTCCTCAATGGTTGGGCGTGTGATGTGCTTGGTCCCAACACCGCCATCTGCGGCGATGACGTTGTTGCGGTCACACGTCCCCATCAAGTTGAGGCGTACAGACTCCGTGTGGAGTCTATCGGCTCTGGATTGCATCCGAGGAAGTCTTTCTTTGGCAAGAAGGGTTGGACCTTCTGTGAGGTTTTCGGCCTCGCAGATCACAGCGGCAGGTGTGAATGGTTCAACCCTTATCCTCTTAAGCAATTCATGCGAGATGGTAATGGGGTCTTGGACAAGGGCGACTACTTCGCTCCGCAGTGGCGATGGCTGCGGAGGGTTGCCCGAGTCCTGTGTAAAGGAGTGCGCTCCAAGGCTAGACGACTTTTCCGTCCACCAGAGTTGCCTGCAGCTCTGGGTGGGCTTGGCCACCCCAGCAAGGGGGTGCGTGACGTGCCAAAAGTCGTTCGCGCGCAACTTTACACGCTCCTTTTCGAAGGAGCAGACCCTTCCAAGTATGCTAAACGGGTGGATGTATTCTACTCTCCTGCCGATGCGAGGCAGTTTGAGATGGTACGTCACGGTATGGAGGCAATCTTCGAGACCGATGTCGGGTTCTCGGATTTGATTCCTCCAGAAGGGACCGTGTACGTTCCGAACCGAGTGTTCCGTGCGCACATCTCGCGATGTACGCACGAGTTGTACTGGGCACTCGGAGGATACTACCGCCCGTGTAGACCAAAAGCG